CCTACCTGAATCTGGCGTTGCTTGACCACCTCCATCTGTCCGTCTGCTAGTAGCAGGGTCAGTTCTTCCTCGGACAGGTTCTCGTACTTCTCCTTGTCCACAGAGGTCTCGTCGTTCCACCAGACCTTGACGATGCCCGCCTTCTGGAGGAGAGCGTCCTTGAACCACGTCTGGAATACCTCGAAGCCTGGGTTGTCGTTCATCAGCACCCAGTTGCAATACTCGGTGGCTTGCCTAGCCTTCTCTTCGTCGCCAGGTGCTTTGGGTTCGAACCGCACCACGTCGTCGGATTGGGTAAATACACGCAGGAGTTGTGGCAACGCACCATCTACGGCCTCTGCGACTTCCCCTGTAACGATAGTGCTACGCCCCTCGACCTCGTTGCCGTAGGGTTCGCGGTTGTACGCCATCAGCGCATCGCGGCGTTCCTCTACGGTCTCGGTATTGATGTAGCCGAGTGCATTGTCTATCTCGTTTTCAATGATGGCTTGTAGGTCAAATTCTTGCATTTAGACAATCCATTTCGTGTTAATCGGTAGCGGTTTGCCCCAGGTGCTAGAGGTATTCAAGCCAACAGCGAGATACCTAAAGGCATCCGCAGCGTGACTTGACCAGTCATGCAGGGGTTTGTCGTAGTAAACATTGCGCTTCTCATCGTACTCGCGGCGGTAGTTGCGTAGTGCATCTGCGCCTTGTTTAGTTCGTGGATGGAAGTAGCAATTAGGTAAAAGCCTTCTAACGGCTTGTATCCCATCGTCGACAGACATTCTTGGGCAGACGGTGATATTGAGTCCAAGGTCTTGTAAGACTTCTTTTCTGCTCTTGCCTGTGCCGAGTTCTCGTACCTCAACGTCGTGGGGCAAGATGTGTTCAGCCTTTGTGTAATCATTTTGCTTTATCCAGTTGACGTACCAATCTAGTCCTTGGCCGTGGTTCTCAACATAGTCAACGAGCCGCCTCTCCTGCCCCGCAACTTGGCAAACCCATATAGCTGTGCTATCCCCAACCCCCAAGTCCCACGCCGTGTAGGTCTTGCAGAGGCTGTCTGTGGCGAACTCGGTAAAGCGTTCAGGTGCAAGCGTATTAAGTATTGCGCCGTAATACGCACCCTCAACCGCAGCATTAAAGGAACACTCAAATTCCGTTGCGAACTTGTCGTCGCCCATCTCTTTCTTGGCAGCTTCAAGTTCCTCTGCGCTGATAATACCTGTCTGCGAAGCCTTAAATTCAAGTAACGCCCACCCTTCCTCTTTCTCTGCCCTGTCGCGCAAGTCCTTGAAATGGTTCGCGCCCTTCGGTGTCCCGATGAACAACGCCCATCCTAGTCTATCCGTAAGCGCAGGTCTTAGCACCTCGTTCCAGACCTTCGGGTTCATGTCCCCTACCTCGTCTAGCACCACGCCGTCTAAGTATATTCCTCGCAAGGAATCTGGGTTGTCCGCACCGTAGAGGCTTATGCGCCTTCCGTAGAAGTCTACCCTGAGTTCGCTTATGTTAGCCGTTGGGGTCAGGGGTTCCGTAAACTTTAGCAGGTAGTCAAACGCCACCCGCTTGGCTTGGGAGTAGGTTGGGGCAACGTAGGCGTACCGTGGGCTTTCCTTGCCGCAGAGCATGGCTGCGCGGATAAGGTGGTTTATGGCAGCAACAGTCTTGCCGAACCTACGATGGCATACAGCCACCGCGAACCTATTAGCCTCCAACGCATCGTGAACCAGAAGCTGTTGGGGTCTTGGGGCATAAGGTATTGTTACTTCTGCCACGAGATTACCAATGGTTGACCGTCTAATCCTGAGTGTTCGTTAACCTGCGTTTCCTTCCACCCAGCCCTGGTCTTTAGCCAGAATATCATTGCCGTCGTGTTGCCGTTCTTGGCCTGTTCGTATAGCGACTTGCCTATCTGCGCGTTAGCGTCTACCCGCCCATCGTCTAGTTCCTGGCGGTAATACTTGGCTAGCGTGTCTGCGCTGATTCCGAGCTTTGTTGCTATGTCTTCGTGCCGGATACCTACCGCAGCCAGAGTCTTGACTTGAAGCCGATTCTGGTCAGTTGGTTGGTGAGCCGGTCTGCCCACTCCTTCTGCCATCTTTATATCTCCGATAAATTAAACTGAGCAACCACTAACTTGTCTGCATTTGATTGTGCTGCGCGGTATTTCTCTGCCGCCGCCTTGTGGACAAAGATTGCTCCGTCCACAGGGGACTTATCGTGCTTATAAACCACTAACCAGCGCTTATACAAGTTCTGCCTTTTGTCCGGTGAAGTCTTCCCACCGCTTGACGATAACGTCGCAGTATTTCGGGTCAAGTTCCATAAGCCTAGCCACACGTCCGTTTTTCTCCGCTGCGATAAGAGTAGAGCCAGAGCCACCGAACAAGTCTAAGACTATATCCGCGCCCTTGGTGTTGTTGAGCAATTGGTACTCAATCAATTCCACCGGCTTCATAGTCGGGTGAATATCGTTTCTTTTTGGGCGCTTACAGGAAATAATCGTGACCTGCTTTCTATCCGCTGCCCAAAGGTGTCCGGCTCCATCTTTCCAGCCATATAAGCATGGTTCATGCTTCCAATGATAGTCCTGTCGGCCCATTACCATTGTGTCTTTATTCCAAATAAGGCATTGCCGCACTTTCCAGCCAGCGTCTTTACAAGCACCCCTAAAGTTAAATCCCTCGGAGTCTGCGTGCCAAATATAAAAGACCGCGCCCTGTTTCATAACCGAATCTGCGGAAACAAAAGCGTCTCGCAAAAATTGCCGGAACTGGTCATCGCCCATTGAATCGTTTTGAATCTTAAGAGCGTCTTTGGTCTTACCCTCGTAAGCCACGTTGTACGGAGGGTCTGTAATCAGAATATCAACTAGGCTGCCGTCCACCAGCTTCTCCACCGCGTCTATGCTGGTAGAGTCCCCGCACATTAACCTGTGCCGTCCAAGTTTGTAGATGTCGCCAGGCTTGGTCTTGGGTTCTTCTGGAACCTCTGGAACCTCGTCCTCGTCCGTCAGACCCTCGGTTTCCTTTATCGGGTTTAGCAGGGCGTTTAACTCGTCTGCCTCAAACCCTAGCAGGGACAGGTCAAAGGACTCGCTGTCTAGTTCTTGCAGCTCTACCGTGAGCATCTGGTCGTCCCACCCTGCGTTCAACGCTAAGCGGTTATCCGCTATCACGTAGGCTTTGCGCTGAGTGTCTGATAGGTGAGCCAGCCTGATACACGGGACGGCCTGTAAGCCTAGTTTTTGGGCCGCCATGACCCTACCGTGACCGGCAATAATTCCGTTGTCTTCGTCTATTAAGACGGGGTTGTTGAACCCGAACTCCTTGATGCTTCCCGCTATCTGCGCGACCTGCGCCTCGCTGTGGGTTCTAGAGTTCTTTGCGTAAGGGATTAGTCCCTTGGTTTCAAGCCATTCTATTGTTTTTGCGCCCTGCATCCGATTCCTCTCGGTTGTTCGGTATAAGTCTTGGCGTAATTGCCAACATTAGTTCGTTTGCAAAAGCGACCAAATGTTCTTCATAAAACGTGTAAGCGGTTTCACCGTTTGGGTGAATCCACGTGCCGTGATGTGCTACTTTTTCAGCCAGCTTACAAATTTGCTCTTTAGTCATTTGTTCCTCCTCAGAAACAGTTTGTTAGAACTTATATTCTACAACAATCCTTTAGCAATGTAATCTTCTATCGGAATGTCGTTTATTTCTTGAATTTTGAAGTCTTCGGGTCGAAACGGAATAAAATTAGATGTTCCCTTGCCTTCACCCCGGCTTGCTTGGTCAAAATATCTAATTCCACGAATCCCAGAACTTTCCATAATTTGTGTGCCGCGCACATTTTTTCCTACTTTTGCAAGTAAGTCGCCGCCTAAATCATCTAAATCCACATTATATTGTTTTGCAAGATTTTGAACTTCAACTGATTGTTCTTTCAGTGGTTTATCAAAGTCTAAAAATTTAGGCAAAATTTCATCTGGGATATTCCCTTTATATAAATATCCGCTTGATTGCATCACAGACTTAAAATTTTCGCCAGATTTTTTAATTTCTTGTTCTAGCTGTTCAGTTGGAATATCTGCAAATTGTGGCCTACTTTTTATATCTTTTGCGATTGCTGCGGCATCATCTCCATAAAAGTATCGCAAGCGAGTTGCCATGCCTTCGGCGGTTTCTGGCGAAATTTTATTGAATTTTGCAATTACTTCCGGTCGATTTTTAATATAAGTTTCTGCAACCGGTTTTGTCTCGGCTGTGTACCCAGCACCAACGCCGTATGATTGATTTCC